AATTTCCTCTTCATATTCACTAGTTTCATATTCAACCCCTCGATCTGATAAATTCTGAATCAGGCATATCGCCATATTGCTCTTCAAGGCTTGCGTTGTATTTCGCCGTTCTCAAAGCATCGTAATACTCTTCCAAAGCCCGTTTTCCCTTTTGGAAAACGTCACTTCCTGTCATTCCAGGAGCCATTCTGTGCGCCAACAAAAAAGACGCGGCCACAAAAAAGTCGCCGTCCCAATAATCTGGACTTGAGATTAGTTTGGTGTAAACCCCACTTGCATTTGGCTGATCTGTATAAATCAGCTTGGAATTTCCAGAATTGTAAATCTGATGCCGGATCTTCTCTTCGCTAGATTCCCATACTTGGCCAGAGGCGATCTTTCTGAAAGCCACGCAGTCTGAAGGATAGCTGTAGGCATAGCCCCACTCCTGAGTTGGCTTTTCAGATACTAGTCCGAGCACAGTGTAGACTCTGGCAAAAGGCCAGTCGAAATCTCTTAATACCTGATTGATCACGTTATCCATGAAAAGGTTAGCTAGGTTAGCGGCGTTCGAAGTCTCAGTATCGAGATCCATGATCTTGTTGGTTTGGCCAAGGTGAGCCAATGCGAAGTTTGCTACTGTGGTAGTTGAAGCCATTTAGCCATTCCTGATTTGAGTTTAAGAAGTGAACCCCACTCTCATCTCGACCTGATGATTTGGCATCCCTAGAGATAGCCTCGGGAAGAGAGCAGGGCTCAAAACTAATTACTTCGAGGAAGAAGACGAAGCCGACTTTTTATCATCAGCTTTCTTAGGCTCTTCCTTGCATTCCTTCATCCAAGAAATCTTTTCGATTGATCCCTCATATTGGAATATTTCGCCTTTTTCTCTTCTCTTTACACCATCAAAACCAGGCTTTACTGCGATTACAGTCTTAGCCTCGCACTTTGATTCCTTCTTCATATCATCCTCCTAGTAAGTTAAAGCGCGTCCGCATAAGCTTTGCTGCTCTGGACACCTTCAACAATGTGAGCAGTGAACTGACCAGCAGTTAGGGGGCCAGTAGCTACAGTGTAATAAAGACGCAAGTAGCGCTCATCGATACCGTGAGGAACTTTAAGAAAGAACTGATAGCCTGCTGTTAATGTCGCCTTACCGATTGCATCAGTTTGACGAACTGTTGTAGCAGATCCAAAAGCAGCATCATCGTCAGTCTGGATAGCGAAAGTCACTGTAGCTGACCCAGCTGCCGTAGCAGCTTCGGTCACTGTCACAGCGATTACAGCATCAGACATACCGATGTCTCTAGCAACGCCCATGTCAACATAGTTTGTAGAGGCAGCACTCGCTGTTACTGCCTGGTCGTTTGAAAACTCTAATTCCTTATCAACATACATTGTGTATTTCCTTTCTAATTAGATCTGACTTAAGAGATCTGAGTTTCAGTATTGAGGATAGAATCGCAACGTCTTACTGGCACATCATCGAAAGCTAATACTTTCTTTCCAGCGAACTCAGACATTCCAAGATGTAGGTTTGATTTGTTCAAAATCTGTCTACGTAGGAAAGATCTGATCGTGCGGTTGCAGTAGAATGCAGGTTTACACATAGAAAGGTTTGGTACCAATTCTAGAGCTTGAACCATAAGATCGATTAGGTCTGCGCCCGCAGATGCATCTTTAGTCAACGCTGAAGTGTCGATATTGGCAATTCTCACCACGTATCTCCAGTCCCGAAGAGAAAGACCAGCATCCCATTTATAGTGGGTTCTATAACCTTGATACTTTCCGCCGTTGGCATCTTCCAGAGTTTCTTCTCCAAGATCTTTGTGGTGAAGACCAGCCATAGATCCCTTTGGATAAAACATGTGGCAAGTGTTAGGTCCCCATCCAACTAGCCAAACAGAAGTCATGTCTGTATCAGTTCCACTGCCAGATAAGATGTTGCTGCCGTTCTCAGCTGAAAGAGAGTTGTATCTTGGTGCAAGGCCCATAAATCTTTCAGGGTTAGCTTCAGTGTTCCCATAAAAAAGAGTATCAGCGAACGTCTGGTTCATACCTTCCAAGAACGCTCTATCTTCAGAAAGTCTGAAAGCCGCTGTATTGTTGTTAAGGTCTGCTAGGGCCTTATCAACTTCAGAGTAAGCCTCAAGCATCCCCGCTGAGTCTTGAATCTGAACAGTTGTACTTTTCGAAGGCTGCACTCCGTAGTTGAGCTTTCTCCAAGTGGCTTGTGGCAAACCGCTTCTAACGGTTGTTTTGTGATTAGAGCCGTTGTTGGCCTCTAGAAATACCGCATCGTCAATGACTTCGTTTGTCTCGTTAAGAAGTTCAATCACCGATGCAATGCTGTTATCTTCATCCATTCTGCTCTTAAGATCTAAGAGAGTTGGTTTATCTGCTCCTATAGCTGCCATTTCCTTTTATCCTTTCCGGCTGGTTATTATCCAGCAAAGAAAAATTAGTTTTCAGTTAACCTTGATTCATATTTGGATAAAGCCTTTGTTCGTGAGTCAGCTCAGTGTTTGAGCTCCCAGCCCTAATGGTTTTATCCTCAGCCATAGCCTTTGAAGCCCTGACCATCATTTTAAAAAGGAGGGGATGATTGCCGTAGCCAGTTTCATCTAGCATCGTTTTGAATTCTTCATCCGCGAACTCATCGATGTAGCGCTTGGTCATCTCGGCGTTTTCATTGAAATGCTCTCCACCAAACTCAGTGTCTTTCTCAACGGCCTCGAACCACTCTTGCTTCTTTGATTCGTGCTCATCTAAAAGACTTTGTTGAAACTCTTCTCTAGCTGAAGAAACTAACTCTTCGTCTCTGGCTAAAAGCTTTTCAGCCTGATCTTGGGTTAGGCCATTTTCCTTTGCGTACTCGGCTAACTTACTCAGGTGCTCGTCGTTTAGCTTTGATTCTTCGGAAAGCTTTAGGTCGTAATGCTCCGGCACATCGCGCTCACCACTTTCTTCAGTCTTTTCACCAGACTCTTCAGATTCTGTTTCTTCACTCTTTGTCTCCACTTCTTTATCAGATTCGCCCTTAGGACCTTCTTTAGAAGTGTTGTAGAGTTTCTCTTCGATTGGCTTCTCAGAGACTTCAGGTGTAGCTTGCGTCTCTTGGAGCTGTTCTTCACTCATATGAGTATTCTCCTTTTTTAGATTCAATCATCATTTTTCCCATCAGCTCATCATCAGCCTCTAGGATTTCAGTCATAATGAAATGACCCACGTCTTGCTTTCCTGCATTGAAATGGATCTTTGCACTAGGCTCCCAAATGGAAGCAAAGGGTCTACAGTGCTCTATTAGTCTCCAGAAAGTTCTTCTCCCCTCAAGCGTAGAGAGCACTTTTCTCAAGTCCTTAAGCTGGTTTTCTCTTTGGTCCTGAGCCTTAATATCTTTTGGAGATTTGTCTTTTCTCGACGTCTGAGCCATCTATCAAACCCCCTCGACTATCTGGCCAGCCTGGGCCTGGTTTAAAATAGCCCCGAGAGCGTTATCATCCTCGATCTTTGATTGAGAAAGATCCTTAGCAACTCCAGCTCCTTGTCTTAGCATTTCAGCTTGTGCTTGCGCCTGCTGAGCCCTGGCCTCTTCAGCCTCTAGCTCTGCCACTTCGTCATCGGTTCTAATGATGTTCGGTGAGATTGAAACCAACTCTCCGTACTCATCAACTAGCTGAGTGGATTTCACTTTCTTTAAGACATTTGGATCAACTGATGCCACCTGGCCAACGTAAGATGTGAAGCGCTCAACACTTGAGATTCCAACAAGCTTCTGGGCTTGGGCCATAATTGATATGTATTCGACCTTTAACGGAATGCCTTGAAGCTCCTCTGGAGGCTCTGGAATCATGCCCTGCTTATCCATATACTGAAAAATCAAATCAATCATTGGATCGAGAAGATCTTGGTTTAGTTGTTCTAGAACAGGTCCAAGAGCTAAGAGTTTTTCTTCTCTTCTCTCGTCTATTTCTGTAGCTGTAATCTGCCTTCTGTCACTTTGAGCCATCATCAAGAAAAGATCTGCATAAAAGCTAGAATTGATTCTTTTCTGATGCTCTCTAATATCCTCGATGAGATAAGAAAGATTTGTGTTGTTTTGAAAAGCTGGCCTAAGCCCTGCTTCGCCTTCTCTAGAGTCTCCGTAAGTAACTCCGCCAGGAAGAGTCTTTGGATTGGTTCCCTTCATGGAGGTAGGAGCCACCCACGCAGGCCTTACCTGATATTCGATTGCTTGGGCTTTTCTTTTGTGCATGAGCTGCAAAGACTTGTTGTCACCGAGCGCAATCATGCCGGGAGAGTTTGTGCCGTAAACATCTTCACCAGAGACTTGCCACCTTGGCGCAAGCACTGGAAATAGATCATAACCAGACTGCCTTAGAAACTTATGCTTATCGTTTCTTGAGGCTTCACCGGCCTCATAATAGCAAGACGCAAATCTCTTATATTTAGCAAAGGGATTTCCAGGCTTGAATTCCTGATTTGGAAGGATGAAATGCCTTACCTTTACCTTAGATGCATAGTTACCTTTATTAAAATCGTCTTTAACTCTATATGAAAACACATCCCAGTTCGGCTTTCCGGTCCTATCATCGTATTGGCCAAACTTCTCTACACACTGTTTTACTGTTAGCTCTATCTCTCTTGCGAAAGTATCTACTTGATTTTTGTCGTTAGACATTAACCTGTAAGAGCCTGTCACGAAGGAAAATGACCTGACAACACGCTCGAAGTCCTCTTCCATCATAATGGTGCCGGTACCAAATAGACCAATATCGCCGTAGCACGTAGGGAGAACATTATAGACGTTAGATCTAGTGATCACTGTCTGCATCCGTTGCTGTACGAAATGAAGCCAGCGCTTTACTTCTGCGAATTCTGCTAATTCTGGATCAGGAGTTGTAAGCTTGAACCAAGGCCTTGCAGGTGATGTAATGCCGCTCATCATGCCGCTTGCCAGTGTCCTCAGTGCGAAGACTCCGGTAGAGTCTATGATTCGGTTATTTTTCTTATCACCCTTGTTATTTTCTGAAGTCTCAAATCTCAAGCGCCTTGGAGAGAAGTAATCGGCCAAATCCTGGTAATGGCTCCGAAAACTGGAGTAGTCATTATCCATCTGGGTCTTAAGGTGATCTAATCTCTCGCGCTTCGATTGGCTCTTCATCTATGCCCCTAAGATGGTCTTTCCACCAGTTGAGCCAAGAGAGTTTGCTGGTGCCCCTCCTGCTAGCGAAGGATTCGTAAGAATAGTACCTGACCTATCAGCCACTCCCCCGCCGCCTTGTCTAATGCGTCGTGCATTGGCAATCTTCTCCGCCTGGTTTCTGGCCAACCGAGTTTGTCTCTTTTGATCCGCCCTTTTGATGGCTTTCTTTTCTCGGTTTCTTTGTTGGCCAGCCAACCTTCCCTGTTGGTTAGAAGATTCAATTTGATGGCCTAGAGCCGCTGCTCCTAAACCAATTGCTGCTATCGTTGAGACTGCCGCCATCTACTGGACCTCCAGAATGTAATTTGTTTCCATCTGCTGAAAGCCGCGCTTTAACAATGGCTTATCTGAAATCGGAGTATTTCTCTCGAGAGCGAATGTGATCCAGTCGCTATTGATCTTGCCGTACTCTACAAATTTATCTAATAGTTTGGCTCCCGCCTTGGACCCCCGGTAATGCTCGAGCACCCACCAGAAAGATTCGCAAAGGACATTGATAGTCGGATTCAAAAGATGGGGAGTCTTAAATCCACCAATGAAGCCACAAGGAGCAGCGCCGTCTCTTGCGACAAATAGAACGTGACGATTAATAAAGACTTCAATAAGACTTCTGGCTTGTTCGTCATCGGAATAGAGTTGTTTACGAGTGCCGTAAAATTCTGAAAAGCGCTTTAATTCTGGAAGAATCCACTCAATGTCGGACGTAGTGCCACGCGAAACTTCAATCATGCTTTCAGTTTCGGTCAACTCAAAGTCTTAACAAAATATTTAAAAGAATAAGACAGTCTCTTATTTCTTAAAGCCTCTCTTCCGAGAAGGGATCGTAATCAGCCTCCACCCCGCCACCACTTCCAAGGTGATCTAGGTTTTCTTTTGGCGCTACTGGATATGCGAAAGTCATTGCAATAGAATCTGCAATATCGGGAGATGAAAGCCCCCGCTTTTTCATAGCCTCTTTGGGTTCTAAGAATAGCTGGTCTTTAGCGTTATGGTAGTACTGAGGGGATGTAATTTCACTTTCAAGCTCTGGATCATTTGGAATAGCTCCACCTAGTTTAAGCCACTCTTTAAATCCATTCCACATGTAAGATCTCATATTGCCATATCTTTTGTCTGGAGATCTCGCACCAAACTGGACCTCTATTACATTATAGCCGAGCTGTCTAATCCTATCTCCCACTGGCCCACCGACTCCAGTGCCATCATAAAAGAACGCATCAGGCTTGTGGTCTTTTATGAGTTCAACGGCCTTTGAGACAAGAATCATCGAATCTCTAGCCTCACTCCCTGGAATGATCACTGGCTTTATTCTTTTGCAATCAAGACCCTGCCTGAAAGTGAATGCACAGTTATCGTCACCCCCCCTGGCAATATCAAGTGACATGATAAGTGGGTCGTGAAGGTTACATCTCCCCTCTCTATTCATGGCACTAAATACTGTGTCTGAATCAATGAATTGAAGTGCTGAGGCCCTTGGGAACATGCCTTTGACTCTCACTCTAAAGAAGTCAGAATCTTCGCCGTAATCCGCTTTCCATTTCTCAACTTGAGCCTTGTTAATGGCGCCTTCAACAGTTCTTGAATCAATCTGCCTGTGACCCCACCTATGTTTGAGCCTTCCAAAGCATTGCCTAAATCTTCCCGTGTTTCTAGTAGGGTTTCCAAACACCGCCCAAATAATCTCCGTATTGGCATCAGTGAGGGCACCTTCTGCTACCTCCCAAATAGTATCTGGGATGGCCGAGGCTTCATCAAAGATCAGAAGAATTCGCTTACCCTCGTTATGAAGGCCAGCAAAAGCCTCAT